ACGAGACATAGTGGGCTATTGTGTAATAGCTTTGATGCTTAACGACGAAACATTTCATTTGGAACTAGGAGAGAATTATGCGAACGAGTCAGTTAGTGATTGGATTTGAAATGCCCGTCACAGCATCCGAAATTGCGGCAATTTTAGAAAAACACTATGGACCCATTGATATTGGTCGTGGAGTTTTGGAAAACGGTTTACAAACCAATTGTTTGTACGTTCATAACAAAAAGAAAAAACATGTCAAGTAAAGAATCGCAAGATTGGATATATGACATTATCCCAGCCAAACAAGTTGAAGAAATAGAATCAAAAGCTAAAAGCCTTCAACAAAATTTGGACAACGGTGTAAACATTGTTTTATCCGCCACAAACGATAGTGCCATTAGGTTGTGTCGCGCCTACTATGACGGTACACAAGGCAATCTAGATGCCTGGCTACACATAATGGGGTTCTTGAGTGCTTTGATTGATACAATTGAAGAACACCTAAACGAAGAAGGGATAGACCCGTATGCAAAATGAACTGTCAGAAACGCAAGCAGAAACGGAACGCTACCTTCGCGACCGAGTAGAAGAACTGGAATTAATGTTGGAAGCAATGCGAGCAGAGCTTCGCGTTGCACAACAAGAACTATGGAAAAGAGAACCACAATGAGGCCAGTAATTGTACTTTGGGACGACGCATACTCGGAAGACGAATGGATGAGTATTGAGCATTATAACCCCAAGCCCGAAACACCAAACATTTCTATTGGTTATATTGTTGCCTACAACAACGACTATGTTCACATTGCTTCAACAATTGACCAAGATGGCAGTAACTGCTGTGGCATTATGGCAATTCCGTACCACATGGTTGTGTACGTAGCGCCTTTGCAAATTTTAAGCGAAGCTAAAATTTACGGAGACAAAGAAGAATTTGAGCAATACTTGCAAGGCAAGTTTGCTCAACGTCCCGAAGTTTATAATTTTGATGATGAAGGGTCTAAATTTATAACCGAAGTTTTAAATGCAAAAACAATTAATGAACTAGATAAAGCATTTACAAAATTTGAGTCTGCGGAAATATCTTCAGAAACGAATCCCGAACCTTCTGCTTAGAGTCAGCCCAAGCTGGACTCAACTCAACATGCAACCAATCACCACCTGGCGCACCGTGTATTGTTGGCTTAGTGTATTTCTGCCAAGTGCCACGGGTCCAGTTGTAGCCACGACCGTGTGGTTCTGGGAAATAGTCCAACACCATCTCAATGCCTAATTCATCTGAATGACGAACAAGAAAATCTGCGATGTGTGCGGCAACTTCTCTACCATTTCGTTTGCCTTTAGTCGGGGTTTTACGATAACTGAGGTCCACAGCACGCCCTGTAGCGTGCACAGAGAGGCTTTCAGAGCCCCTCTTGGGCCTGTTTACGAAGGTGCCGTTGTTCCACAATGCACCTTCGCTTAAATAAACAAGGTGCTTAACCAGTTCCGTTAAGCCTGGGCGTTCGCCTGCGGCGACGCCATCTTTGTTTCCTGTATATGTTTTTTTTGCTCTCATATTATTCCTTTTTGATTTTTTTAATTGGTGAACCAAAGAATCCTAACCAAGCATTAATTTTAGCATCACCGTATGAGTTTAACAAACGGTCAGTAGTCGCAACAGGCACAAAACTTCCTTGAACAATGTTTATTATTCTGTCGCTTGGCGATTCCAATTTTTCGTCATTAAATAGGTTTTGACCCAATGCTTGTTCAATTGGAACCCTCAACAATGGGTTGAGGTTTGAACCAAACTTTTTTGGCATAGCCAATTGCTCGAGTTGTTGCTGTACTCTCGTAAAGCCAAGGTCGGGTGCCGCATAAAGCGGCAACCCTGGAATTCTGAATGCATTAATTTGTTGCAACCAAATAGGCAATGGTTGTTCTTGTTCGGTTTCTTTGTCTCGCAAGTTGCGTACAACAGAATTGTATATTTGATACGGCTTCGGGTTAAGCCACATGTTTTGTAATTGTAGTGGAAGGTTTCGTGAAGTCCAAATCCAGAATGGCACAAACTGTCTCATTGCTCTATCAAGTTTGGATAAGTCTTCGTAATCAAAATAAAATCTTTTGATTCTTGCTATTGTCATGTCTACGCTCATGCCCTGGACAGCAGAATCATATCCAAGAATAAAACGTGACATGTTGTCCGATTTTTGACCAAGATTACGAGATGCGCGAGTAAGCGCCCAATCGTAAGATTTGTTGCCCGGAACAAGACTTTGGAACAAGTCACTATAAATACCGCCACCAGAACCAAGCGTTGCGGTTCTGGCTTTGGTTGCAAATACCTGTTCTTCTGGTGTCAAAGTTCGTAAAAACTTTTTCCACGAAACACCTTTACTGTATGCTTCGTTCCATGCAAAAAATATTTCGGTAGCGCGACGGTAGTGCTCTATTTGACCACCGGCTAACACATATTGAAATACGTTACCTATGAGGTTTCTAACATGAAAACCTGGAGTCAGCGTTGCGTAGGCTTTATGGAATTTTGTGTATCCACCAACAAGATTTGCCATTTGGCGCACAAATGCTGGGTCTTCAAAATATTTTGCGTTTTTCCAGAGTTCATAAAACTCTGGACTTACTTGGATGTCGTCAAACTTTGCACCAAGACGTTTCCATCCTTCCGTTATCATGTCGGCAATACCAGTTTCTCTTGCGGTAAATGGAACGGTTCGTGTTGCTGGTTTTGCCATGGAAACCAAACCATCCATTAGTCTTGCCTCGACTTCCGTTTGCGGAAGTCGGGAAGCAACAACCATTGCCTCGGCTTCTTTTGTTCCTGCATCCAAAAGAACTTCTTCCACAGGTGTTGCAGTTCCACGTTTTTTAACACTTGCCAAAATGTTTTCGGTATCTCTTATTCTTCCCATGGCATCAAAATCAACAACCGTTGAATCAGACGCTATTACGCCCTTTGTTCGTTGAGCTTCTTTAAGTGCCTCTGCTTGTGCGACCTTGTCAAATTCATCGTATTGTGAATCAAATTGTTGAACAAGACGATTGATTGTTTCTGTTTTTTCAGGTGGTAAATCTGCCACAGATTGCAATGTTCGTCGTTCAACATTGGCTACTTGTTGATGGTATGGAAGGTCAGGATTGTATTCAGGCACAACGGCTTGTGTTTGGGCTGCGGATGTTCTAGGTCTAACTATTCTTGAAGTATTACCAGTATGGTAAATTGTATAATTAGCCCCAATTTCATCAAGCAAATTAATAAATTGTGAATCAACACCAGGCATGTCGCCTACAACAAATTTTGCACCGCGAGCATGAGCATTTTTGATTTCGGCAACAGTTGCTTCTCTTAGTGGTTGGTTACGAAGTTCGCTATTCCTAGCAAGCATAATAATTTTGCTGTTGTTATTGACTCGACCAAGCGTTGTTGCGGTTGTCAACGAACTGCTTGGTTTATTATTAGCAAGCTCAACAATTGAACTATCGGCAACTTTTCGCATTGCAATATCTTTGCCATCGCCATTAGGCGTTCCTTTGCCAGCATTGGTATAACCGCCCGCATAATCAAAGGCTGTATTTGTTAGCGGTGGTGTTTCTTTTGGTTGGTCAACAACTTTTGCAGCAGCCTGTTTCTTTTTAATTTCTTCTATTCTTGCCCGCTGCTGTGCTCGTTTAGCGATTGTGTCAGCAAGAACCTTATCTTCCTCGGGCGTTCTAAACAGTCTTTCTTTATCCCTAATAAGTTTGCTAATACTCTTGTTTCGTGTACGGTTAGTTTCCAAACCATTTCTTTTTATTGCTCTTAAAACCTCAACCTGTTTATCGCGCATTGCGCGAGTTGTGGGCGTCATAAAAATAAACTCATCCAAATCACTGATTTGGATATCGTTAAAATTAGCCAAGATTGAATTAAAAATTTCTGGATGCTCCCTCAACCAGTCATTCAAAACTTTGACATTTGGAGAATTTAAAATATTTTCGGGCACACCCAATATGACCAAACTGTCATAATCCGGGCTACCAGGTCTTGGTCTTGCTTTCAAGCCTTGAGGAACTTCTTTTTGCGAAAGTTGATAAACGTCGCTATATTCCAAATTAGTTAATCTATTAATTCTGTCTGTTCGTAGTTGCAAGATTTCAACAGCGTTCAAGGGTTTTTCACTAGCCCCGTAAGTTTCCCACCACTCTTGAGTCCTAACTCTTTCCGTGGTGTAATAATCAATTTGATTATCCAAACCTTTAATTTCTCTATCCAATTCGCTAACAACATTCTTTGGTTGTCTTTTAGCTGCTTCTTCAGCAGCCAAATTCTTAACTCTGGTATGTTCAAATAAAAATTTATTGGCATCCGATTTATTCCAAACCTCGCCAATCTTTTCTTGTCGTGCAAGAAAAGTTGGTTCACTAGCAAAAGCATCAGGTTGTTTTTTGGAAACATACGAAACAAACCTTTGCAACATCTCATCGTCAGGTATTGTTTGGTCGGTGTAATCATCACCCAAAACAATGCGACGCAAATCTTCATCTTTTAGCCGTGAAACAATGTACTGTATTTTGTCGTTTGGAACATAAGCAGTATTGCGTGGGTTTACGAACGCATCCCACTCTTGGGGCGTAAATGACATTGGCTGATTATTGTATAAAAACTGTATTCTTTTCCCAAAAGTCCAGTCAACCATGCTGCCATCAATATTGGCAAGTTGTTGCAAGTTTTGCATACGGTTCAAAACGGCCTTGGCTTGTGGGTAGAAATCATTTTCTTCCAACAACATTTGTTTGTTGGCAGCCAAATTTTGTTGCCCAATAATTTCACCAGTTTCGGGATTAATGCGATTAGCTAACGGAACTTCTGTTGGTGTTTCCAAAGCCTGTCTTGATTGTTCCGGTAAAATACTATTTTGAAATCTTGTAAAATATTCGTCAGGCAACAATTCGTTTAATTGATTTGTTAATTTTTCTATTTCTTGTTCTGCCAAAAGCATTGCCCTATTGGCAATTGCTACATCCCTACGCAATTCATTAACGGTTAATTTAGAAACCTCAGCCACATCATTAGTAAAATCATTCATCAAAGACGCAAACAAACCATCAGCAACTTGTTTGTTTGTTCTCTGTGAGGCACCCGCTTCACTAAAAAGAAAATTCTTTAAATCGTCGTAGTTTGCTATATCTGTGCGCCCACTAACCTTGCGAGCTTCAGCAATAAACTTTCTAGCTCTTGCCGAATTTGAAAACGCAATATCTAATACTGTTTGAAAATCAGCGGCATCAATTACTGCATTTGGATTTTTGGTTAAAAGAATATCCAACACATCAAAGGCAAGGTTGTTTTCATTAACAAACTTTTGCGTCATGTCATCAAGATTGGAATATCTTTTATTTTTGCCTAAAACCTGCGGCATGGACTCAAGGAAAAAATCTCTAAATCTTGTTGACAAGGTTGCATCCGTTGCCGTAATTGGCTGTGGACGAAACCAATCTTTTAGTTTTGTTTCATTGATGTATTTTTGTATCTTTACAAAAATACTGGTACGAACATTTTCTTCGTCTACTTGAATTCTTTTAACTTCTCTTTGTCTTGCAAGAATTTTTTCCTGACGTTTTATAATATCTTTTTTTCTTGTTTCCAATTGTTGCAAGTGTGCGTTAAATAATTTTTGTTCATTTTGTGGATACTTTTTTAGCTGTGCCGCACGACGGCTTTCCGTATTAACTTTTGTTGCTCTTACGTTTACAATCTTTTTAATCTTTATTACTTCATTGCTTATCTCTAAAGCGGTTTTGGGTTCCCGACCCAAAACCGTTTCAATAGCAACACCAGAAAAAGAATTAGCTTCCAAATCCAAAACTCTTTGTTTCAATAATTTGCGTTGAGTTTCCAACAAACCATCATTCACAGCATCGCCAAGATACACGCGGATAAATTGTGCAAGGTCATCTTCCGTGCTTAAAGGCAAATCCAAATCTGGAATCAATCCTTTAATTATTGCAATTTCTTCCTCAAGACCACCTTCGTCAGTAACTGTTCTTTGAAGCAAATTTTGCAATTTTGCAACACGGTCCAACTCTCTTTGTGTCTGAAACACATACAACAAAGTTACTTCAGCGGCAATATCTTCTATTTCGGTTTGATTTAAAATAGACGGACCAAAATTAAATTGGACATACTGTTTAATTCGTTCGTCAATTCCTTTAATTATGTTTCCAAAAATTTGCATGTCTTGTAAAGCAAAACCATAACGCAAATCATTTTTAGCAATTTCGACTCGAGACAAATTTGGTTTTTTAAGATTTACCCTTCTTATATTTTTTAATCTTTTAGTTTTCTCGTAAAAAGCCTGCAATACTCCAAATTTTGTTTCAGATGAAGCAAATAGCTGTTTGTCAACTTTGTTAAAAACATCTTTAAGTGCAAACGCAATTGTTTTGTCAATTGTGTCCGCATCAGCTATAGACAAGTTTTTTATTAATGCTTGGATAGAATTAATTGTTTTTTTATCTATTACGTTGTCAAATCCCAAACGAGTACCGGCTTCAGCGCTATTAACAACGGTTGACCGTTTGGGAACATAGTTCCCCATCTCAACCATTCTTTGTAAGTCGCGAGCCAACGCCTGCACCCCAGAAACTGTTTCAGCAACAATTCCTTCTTTTGTCAAATTGTTAACAAGTTTGTCTCTTACTTTTTCGTATCCATCCAAAATGTCTGACAACATTTTGGGTGGAACCTCAAACACATTGTTTAATTCATTAAGTGTTGAACCAAATTCATCTATCGCATTTACCAAATTTTGACTAACCGGCAAAGGCGTTGCTAGTTCGGACACAACAGGGGCGGACGCAATGGTCGCAGGTGTAGGAACAGCAACGTCAGTTGTTGCCTCAATACCAACCCTGCCAGCAGATGTTACGGCGCGAGAAGTAAGTTCACCAACAGCGTTGCTAGTATCAATTGCAACCAACGGGTCTGCTTCTGCGTCTTTTGCAAGAACTCTAAAAAAATCTCCACCTTCTCGTTTTGCTGTTAGCAAATATTCAGTAAATCCTTGTTGCTGTGCAAAGTGCCGAGAATATTTTTGCAAAATTTTAACCATGTCATTTTCGTAAAAATTATAAGTCAATGGTTCAAATGGCTGTTTTGTTACGTCATTCAAAAGAGGCCCAGGATTTTTTGCCATATCATTCAATTCATCAATTATGTACGGTCTGTTTTCTATGGTGTGTCCAAAAAAGTTATCTCCAGGCTCTAAACTTCTTCTTCTGTACGAAGAAGCAAACCTGTGGCTGTCATCAATAGCGGCACCACCAGTTCTTGCCTTCCAAGCTTCTTCACCCATTTTTAGTCTGTCTACAACAGCTTCATCTGATTCCATGTGCGGAACATAATTTCTTTTTCTTGCAAATTGTGCACCGTATTCTTCAGAAACTTCGTCTGCTTTTCGCTGAGCATCACCAAGTCTTGAGTCCAAAAAGTTTCTTACTTTTTGGGCAAGTGGACCAACAACATTGTCCGCAGTTTCTATACCGCCTTCTTGTTCCAAAACAGAAGTAAGAGATAATCTGTTTGCTTCCATATCGGGGTCATTAACAACTCTGATAACTTCTTGCGTAACATACTCATCGTTTTTGGCTGTTGCTATGCGTTGATTTTGCGCCATACGCAAACGCACACCAGCATTCAATGCTTCTTGCGGAGTTAAGATGTCTCCGTTTTCTAAGGTTCCAGAAGCCAAAGCAACCCTGTCTCTTAATACGGATTGATTGTCAATGTAGGCTGCTTGAAATGTTCCATCTGGTGTCACATACTTCATCACTTTTTGACCAACAGGATTTTTTACAAGTCCTAAACGTGCGCCTGTAACCAAATTTTCTAAAAGACCGCCAACCGGACCAGAACCAGGAAGTTTTACTCTTGAACCAAAATAATAAATACCAGGACCACGAATACCCAAATCATCACGCAAATATCCGGGAAGTGCTTTTTTGCCTTTGGCAGCAACATCTCTAAAAACTTTACCAAATTCATCTTTGGTAAAGTTTCTAATCCCTGCCTCGCCCATTGCTTCCATGCGTGATTTTGCAAGGTTCGCGAGGGCGAGTCGCCCTTCGCGACCATGCACATATTTAATGCCACCCAATATTTCTCTTGTTTTGCCACCCTTAGAAATAATTTTGCCACCCGACATTATCGATTTCATTGTCGCTTTGGCGGGCACAGCACCACCAAGGGTTGCATATGTCCAAGGGTCTAACACCACATCGCCTATGAATCCAACAATTCTTCCGCCCCATTTATTTTTTATAGGGAACGCTGTGCCAAAACCATAAGTTTCATCTTTTGATTGTTTAACAAAATCTGACCAACTTGCATTTGTGTTTGGGTCAGCATCCAAAACATCCACAATTTCCCTAACGCCAGAAATTGTTGCTCGTCTCGGAGCATCAAGAATAGTAACAGCTTTAAAAACTGGTTTAAGAATTTTGCCAGCAACACCTAGCGCTTCTGCCGCTTTTGCGGCTTCAGCGTCTTTTGTTTCAAAATAGTTTTGTAGTGGGCTTTTACCCAAACCACCTATAGTGGTTTGGGTTTGTTTTTTACCAGAAATTTTACCTAATGCTTTTAAGAAATCTTCTTCGCTAATTGGCGGTTTAGCCATAACTACCCTTGCGGTTTAATAAGTTTGCTAATTGCCTTAGGGTTTTCTATTAACCTTTTCATAATCGTACGTTTCATAATTTCATCCATGAAGGGACTTCCAGCAAGACTGTTGCGTTGCATGGCGCTAGCTAAAACATTTTTAATATCTTCAACTTCTTGACCGGCTATTTTTGCTCTAGCTTCACTGGCTTTTTCATATCTTGCAGTCTGTGCCTCTTTGGTTTCTTTAGGCAATTTGGCAATCCTTCCAGCTTCTTTTGCCTCTGGAGTCATAGACCATTTTTGACTGCGTGGGTCGAACACATATTTAGATGGTGGTTCAACATAATCTGGATTGCGTGAATACTGTTGTTTTCTAGGGTCAAATATATATTTTTTATTTTTTGACTTTTCTGTTTCGGCAACTTTTTCTGGAGGCGTTATTGGTTGTGCCTGCTCCATGAAACGACTATAAATACTTGACATCAATGGGGTCGGGTCATACTGTGCGCCAGGTTCAGGCAAACCGGCTTCAGAAGCAGGAGTTTTTCTTTTACCAATGGCAGACTTAAATTCGCCCATTTCTTTACTGACTTCTTTTGCATAATCTTGATATGCTTTGAAATCTTCACCAGAAACTTTTTTGCGAAGTTCACTAAGGGTTTGAGGCAAAGAAAATCCACTTTCAAGATTTTCTACTATTGAAGTAGCAATCGGGTCAGCATCTGGATTGTTTTTGACACGAAAAATATTTGGTGCAACCGAAGCATAAATATCTTCATCGCTTTGAGTTGTGTTAGTTAAAGTACCAGTCAGAAGCCCAAGATAAGGCGAAAAAATGCTACTCATATCCCCAGTATTTAATTGGGAGCCAGGTTTACCTGCAAATTGTCCTGCTTGCGCCAAGGCAAGGTAAAACTGTTGGAGCGGGTCCACGTCTATAAGTCCTTTCGTTACCTAAACCGCGTATTGCATAAATGGGTTAAATGGAGTATTAGCCAATACAGGGTCTACCTGTGTGCCTGCTTGTTGACGGGCAGCAATTTCCTGCAATAACTGTTCAACCGGTGCAGGCGGAACAACTGTTGGAACAGTTGGCTGAACACCACCACCATTGCCACCACCTGTATTGCCGCCAGCGTTAATAACAGATTCAGCCAACTGGCGAGCATAAGCGGCACGGTCTCCTTCAACACCAAACCTTGACTGGAACATAGCCTGCTGCAACGCAGCAAGCGCCTGCGCTTGCGCGTTCTCAGCTTGACTACGATAGCCAGCACGCTCTTGACCCAAACCAGTACCAAACAACAATTCTGCCATTTGGGCTTCTGCACCACGAGAACCAGCACCCTGTTGAGCAACACCGCTTAACACGTCAATCAGGTTTTGATAATTAGCAGCACCTTGTTGTGCTTGCAATTGGTCTGCTTCTATCTGTCCACGCACAGGCATATCGGACACACCATAGGCACTCAAATAGTTGCTTAAAGCATCTGGTGCAGAACCAACTTGCGCTCGCATGGTTGCATAAGGATTATTTGGGTTTGCTTGTAGATATTGATTTAAAGCGTTAAAACCAGTTTGACCCAAACGAGAAGCAACATCATAACCTTCATTAATTCCAGTCAATGCACGACCATAAGCATCTTGAGTTGCTTGTTCAGAAACTTTGCCTTGTTCGCCAATTAAATTTAACAAACGGTCAAAACCTTGATTAAAAGTTCCTTGTCCACCACCATAAAGATTTTCTAAACCAGAAACAACACGTCCTTCACGAGCACGCGCAAGAGCAGTTGCTTCTAAATCAGCAGCCCTTTCCAAAGCATCTTTTCGTTTTTCATACTCAAATTTATCTCGAGCAAGTTTGTCAGATGCACCAGAACCAGACCCAGACCGATAACCAGATAACATATTTGCCAAATCCAACCAAGATTGGTTTTGTGAATCAGGTGCGCTATAAGCGTAATCAAACAAATCTGGGGAAATATCGCCAAGTGCACTTCTAGTCCTAGTTGTTCTATTGCTTGGGATTTGACTTGTGACATTACCAAAATCCTGTTTCTCACCCGTGTAGGGGTTAATGTCTTTGCCAACATAAATATCTGGTCGGGTATATACCCCTGTGTGTCCCGGTTCGTGTGCCATTAGACCATTCCAACCCTTCTTTGATAAAGCTGACGTGCAGCCTCAGCAATAGTTTGTGCTTTTTCTGATTCCATATCTGCTAACTGATTCTTAAATGCCTCAAGACGTTGAGCCTCACCCAAATCGTAAGCTCGTTGTTGTTCTTGTAAACCTTGGTCAAACTCCGAAAAAGTACGAGCGCGTTGTTTTGCAAAATCTTGTAAACCACGCGCAAACAAACCAGAACGAACATTGGGACCAACCATCCCACGACGAGAATAACCAGCCACAACCTGCGGTTGGGCTTTGTTGTACTGTTCCATAATTCCTTGACGTTCACGATTGCCACGTTGTTGTGCAAGAAAATTAGCGTAAGCATTCATCGCACCAGTCGCAGCATATTGTTGCGTATACCCGCGCCTACGCGCTTCGTAGTCAGCTGGATTGTAAGCCATTATCTAATCCTTTGATAATCTTTGCGATTATTTTTATTAACTTCAATTTTCAACTTTTCGATTTCCTCATACATGCGACCAATCTCTTGTGACAACGAAGAAAAAATTTGCTGCAAGGAAACAGCGTCATCTGTCTTCAAAGCATTCACAATCGGATTGGCCCAAGTTCTCATTAGCCAAACACCTGCGAACCCAACACAACTTGGTCGCTATCGCCAGTAACACTTGTGCCCGACGATGCTGCCGTTAAACGACCTTGCGCATCTACCGTAATATTGGCTGTTGTGTACGAACCAGGAGTAACAGCTGTGTCGGCAAGTTTGTCAGCAGTAACTGCATCGTTGGCGATATCGGTTGTGCCGATAGCGCCAGCATCAAAACCTGTGCCGTTTTGCAACGCATCAACAAAAGTTTTGATAGCAGTAAAGTTGCTGTTAACCTCACCAGCCTCAGCAATAGTTCCATTGGTAAATGAGTAAGGTACTGTAAGAGCCATTATCCAGTCATCTTTCGGTTGTTGTATTTGATAGCGATAGAGTCAAAACCCCAGTCTTGAGAAAGCGGTCCAGTAAATAAAAGTTGCACTGAACGAGCAAACCCAAGATTAGAACCATTCAAAATTTGCACACCAACAGATTTTTTGCCCCACAAACCTGTACCCCAGTTATCTACGCCCCATTGCATACCCACGCCAGAAGCGCCAAGAATTGCATTAAATTGTTTGCGTTCAGAACCAGATGATTCTTCATAATTATGGAACACTTTGACATTGATTGTGCGTTGTGTGTCAACTTGTTTGAACGCTATGTCTGGACGACGAAACATTTTTTTCTGGGCATAAGTTCTGCCATCAATCCAACCTGTGCGATAAAACGAAACAAAACCGGCTGGTGTGCCATTAATGTTGTCTTGTTCTTCGTCGTACATATCAACCTTCAACACATACGCCTGTGTTGGGTGAATAAACAATCTTAAATTTTCGTTGTTTGAATCAGTCCAGTTAATGCCACCAATGACGCCTTTGCCGTCATGGGTGGCAAACTTCATATAAGCACCCTTGGCGCCAATAGTTGGGTCGTACACAAAACTGGCGGTAGGGGCAGTAGCCAAACCATCAGGGTCGTAAGGCAACGACAACCAAACACGGCGACCAACATAAGAAACGCTAAAAGGTTCTGTGCTTAACGTAGACAATTCTTTGTCGTCAACCATTGGTCGCAATTGGTCAAAAACATCTCTAACAACAGAGCCATCATAATAAAACAAACCCTCAGGTGTTGAATAAAAAAACACACCCTGTTCCGCAACAGCGATGCTGTTGCGGCTAGAGCAACCAAGGGTTGCTGTTAGTTCAACAACATTAAAATTGTCAGATTCGGTACCAACCAATAAATAGATTGCATTGGTTTTAAAAATAACTAACTGGCCCTGCACAACAGCCAAGCCGTTAATACCACTACCGCCACCTTTGAAATCAATAAAGTCATCTGCCATCCAATCCTCAGGCAAACCCTCGTGCGACCAACGCAATCTGTCAGGGTAATTTACGCCATCTTCCCTTGTATTGGCTACGAACATTTTGTTGGCATGAACAATGTTGTGTTCGGCTTTGGGCATATAACCGCCCACAGGGCTTACGTAAGCTTGCCAGGTAGGCCCAGAAGCGGTTAAGGCTGTTGCGTATGTGTTCGTTGTTTTCCACTTGTATCCCGCCGTTGCAGAGGCTCCTGTGCTGATGTAAAGAGTGTCGCCCCAATTAGAAAACGATGCGCCATGCGCATTCGTTGTAGCAATGTCATTGCCAGACGAAAACTGTAAAGTGGAAAAGTTTGTGCCGGTAGAACGATAAACCTTTGTGCTGTTTGCCAACATAATTGTTGGTACAGCACCATAAAACGCATGCAACTTATCAGGAGCCCAAGTACCTGACACAGCGGTACTGTTTATTCTTTGCATAGCACCACGACTAAACACACCACCACTAGGGTCAACTTCAACGTTCAACATGTCAGGCGATTCATTCCTGGCCAACAAAAATTGGTCGGCACGAAGATTCAAGCCGCCAGTAAAATCGTCGTAACGCTCAAGAAGAATCTGTGCCATTAGTTACCTAACGTCGCACCAAGAGTTTGCAACCAACGCTTCATCGTTGGGTACTGTCTGCCACCAGACAACAGCAACGGACGTGCGCTAGGGGTCTTCATCAAGTCACGGCGAGCCATGGCTACGCCTTCTTCAAATGAGCGCATATACATCTGTGAAAGCTCTGGGTCTTCTTGGCGTTGATAAACACGAGCCAAAGCAAAGTAGGCAAGCAATACATGAAACCATTCATCAAGGTCAATTGCCTCAGATGTGTTGGTTAACCATGTGTAGACAGGGTTTCTGTACGCGCGCACAGTAATGCTATAAATACCATCAGGTTTTGGATACAGATGCAAAGCACTATCCCACACAGCATAAAAATATGGGCGCGAAGCCGTATCTGTATTACCCAACCAGATTTCTTCTGCGTTGTCGTAAGGAATCATCGTCAGTCTTGCGCCAGACGACGATGTGTCCACAAGCGAAATGATTTCTCTGATATCGCCAATTGCAGATATTGTGTACGGACGCTGATTGGCTACTGTGTTAAAAGTATATGTTTCTTGATATTTGGGATATCGGCGTTCTAACGCAACAATGCGTTGGAACGCCTCTTTGACAGCGTTGTCAATAATGCTGTTAGGAACGTCTGTGGTGTCAAGGTCCGAGATGTCGCGAACCATAGTTCGCACATCGGCAAGGCTCATTGTCATTAGGCTTCTCCCCTACTACGCAAGTGCCCCATGCAGTAATCGGTGCCTTTGGCTTTTCTCCCTTCACAGGTGTCGTCATTGGCGGCACAGAAATTGCCTCTACCAAGATAGGGTCCACTAGCTGGGGCTGGTTTGGAACCTGGAACTTCTCCCGCAGGACGTATGCCTGGTATCGGGGTTCCGTAATATTCGTGAGACAACATTGCGTTCTTCATCAATAGTTGTCCTTTTCGTTACTTGGGGTATGCCCCGGAAGGTGGTGGGCACACCCCAAATTACGAATTAATTATTGGCTACGACGGTAATTTTTTGGTTTACCTGCTGATGTTTGTCGGTACTTCATTGGGGCTTTACCAACACTGTACGACTTTGATGATTGACCATAAGTTTTACTTGCAGTTGGTTTTGTTGCTGGTTTTGTTACTGGTTTTGATGAACCAGTTTTCTTAGCAGCATCAATAGCTTTTCTTGCACGACGAACCTGTTTTGCTGTTTTACCTTTTCGTACAGACGCACCAGCGCCCATACCGTAAGTTTCATCCATTCCACGCATTGCATTTCTCCTTTTTAATAGTTATTGGGTAAGGGGCTTTTATCCCCTTACCCAATATAGCAATTACTTGCGGTAGATAACTACCGTATCTGCAGCTGTAAACACACCAATGAATGATGCCGAGCTGGCATGTGCAATCGTTGCACTACCTACAAGCGTGACACCAGAAGCGCCAGCTGTAAGGGTAATTGCATGTGTTGCTGCAGCAAGATTAACAACTGAGAACTTGAAAGAAGTTCCAGCTGCTTCATCTGTGAATGCTGCGCCCAACTGTGCACCTGTTGGTGTTGTGAGGGCACGAGCAGCTGTTGGGGTCATCGTGTAAATGACTTCTCCTGCGGCTGCGAGCGTGGCTGCTGATTGTGTTGTTGCTGCATCGGTTGCTGCAACAACTGTTACCTTTTCTTCCTTGGCTACCCAAGTTTCCAGACGCTTGCGGGTTACGCCGCCGTCTGTATCATTTCCTAATAGTGGCATTGTAGTTTCTCCTTGTTGGTTAAGTTGATTAAGCTGTCTTAGCGGTCAGTTTACCCTGCTTAGCACGGTTACGGACTGTCAAGTTACCGTAGCACATGATAAGAGCATAACGAGCATCCAAGTCTTCTGGACGGATGAACTCTGTCTGCTGGAACCACTTACCTGAGTGACCAACAAGTGTGAGGTACTTGCTGTTCAAGAAGAAGAACACGCCAGCTGTGCAATGCTCATCGTACATTACAGGAGCAGCCTTGAACAGAAGGTTCTGGAAACCAGCATCTGCTGTCTTGGTGTCTGTGTAACGCAACTGTGGTTGCAACAAAGCCTCATACTTCTCAAACAAAGTTTGAGTTGTAAGAAGCACGTCTGGGTGGTCGTTGCCAACCGAAACGCTGTTGTAGGCGGTTGACATTTGAGCGAGAGTCAAAGCAGCTGATGTGTTCTCCTCATATGACTGCCACCACGAGTAAACGCTTGAGTCAATTCCACCAACTGTGTTACCGGACTCAACAAGGTTGCCCAAGCCGTTCCAGTCTTTGCTGCTGTTACCTGTACCGCTAGCAAAGAACATTTGGTTGAAACCTTCACGAAGCGATTCTTCTGCTTGCATGATTTTGGCTTCAAGAAGGTTGATGATTTCTTGCTCACCATTGTTCTTGGCTTCTTCAATTCCCGAAATCGAGATTGAAGCAGCGTACTGCTTCCACTCGTATTCGGCAGCTGAAATGCCAGTTTGTGGTGTCAAGGCAATTGAGTCGTACCCACTGTACGAACCAACTGTGTCGTTTTGTCCGTAGATGAGTGGCTCAACAATTTTTGTGCCACCGTTGAGCATGCGAATGCGGCCCTTTTCCATCAACTTGTAAGTCAATGGGCGTGCGGTGAACACGTTGTCGGTCAACGTCGAGCGATAATTCGCAAGCGTTGTTGAGAGTAGATTGTCAAAATTGGCGTTAGCGGCCATTATGGTTTCCTTTGTTGTTAGTGCTAGCCGTTAAGTTGGCGTTTAGCCAATTCAAAAGCATCGCGAAGTGTGGTTACGGGCTTAGAAGACACGTCGGCGCTTTTAGCTGAAGCGCCCTTAGACACAACAGTCGCTTCCCGTTTCGCTTGAACAATAGCTTTTTCTTCTTCTGCCTTTTTGGTTTTCACCTGATTAGCAGTCAAACTTTGTTCAAAGATACGGTCAAACGCTGTCTGTTTATAGACGGCTTCCAGATTAGAATTGCCCGTAGCCAAAGCTTTAGCAATTACTTCATCTGCGTCAAATGCGTCGCCATACTTCCTTGACAGAGACTCAACTGTTCTCTCCAAATCTTGCAACGCTTTCTGTTGCTCAATTTGCTTTAAACGAGATTCCAATTGACGGTACTGTTTCTCAACAGGGTCCAATAACAGTTCATCTTCCGATGATTGCTGTTCTTCTAACCCATAATGTTGTTTCAACAATTCCAAAGTGCTTTTCGGGTCGTTCTGCAAAGCTTCCTGCAAAGCAACACCAAACTGCACCTGTTTCCGTTGCTCGCTCAATTCCTGCGTCTTACGGGTATAGTCCGCTTGACGCTGGTATCCAGCAAGCGCCTCTTTTAGCGGTACATCAATTTCTTCACCGGCAACGTTTAACTTGACAGGTTTGTCAGCGTATTCGTCCCAAGTAAAATAATCGGTAGTCGCTTCAGGGGCTTCACCTATTTCCGTGCTAACTTCTGCTTGTCCAACTTCTGGGGCTTCAATTGCACTATCAACGGTGTTATCATTACTCATAGAGTCCTCCAACGGTTTGCTCTATACCTAACGCAAAAGCGTTACATGGGTGCTTGAGTATTTGTTAACGGAGCCCCTTGTGCAAGTAGTTGTGCCAAAATTTCTGGTGGAATATTAGACGGCATAGCCATGCCACCAGTAGGTGGCATTGGCCCCATATCAACAGGTGGACCTTGCTGCATCTCCATCGGTGGACCCTGTGGAGGCATCGGCGCCTCTGGGGCGCCTTGCGGTGGCACAGGCATCATCGGTTGAGCGTTCACAAACGAAGCAGCACCACGAATACCAAAACCATACTGCAACACATAAGTGGCAAGTTTCGGCATATCAAGGATGCCAGCACCAGCAAACGGAGCCATAGCGTCCACAACCTGCATAGCCATTTGACGACGGAACGACTCGTTGACTGGCTGGGTTGAACCACCTTCAACTATAAAGTCAAATTCGCCTTGAATGTAATCGCGGTCAAATTTTAACCACACAGGTTCAGCTTCCGAACCAACAATACGAACAGCCTGTTCGCCAGTCATGTATTGCTGTGCAAGCATAATCAAACGGCGACCGCATTCGCCAATAGATTTCTCCACAATAGCCAACTTGTCCGAAACACGGGCATTAGCTGCGTCTTGAATAATGGCTGCTTCTGTGGCGGTACGACGAATTTCTGGCATTCCACCACCTTGATATTCGTTAAGTCCAGAGACTGAACGAATATCGTCAGAAATCAATGACGACTGATTATAAAACTCTGGTGGGTTAATAACTGCTGGCATAGGCGCAACAATATTGTTGATGCCTTCTTCGGATATAACAGGCACCATTACGTTATCTTCGTCTGATTCAAGCGCATTACGCCCATCGGCATCAAACGCTGTTTCCTTGTACAACCACTTGCGACTAAAACGCTTACGGTGATTCATCATCTGTGTACGGGTCAAGTTCAATTCGTGTTGTAGCGGTTCAATCGCTTCCAGTTCACCCATTGGATAGAAATAATCCGGCACATCATAATTGCGAATCATCGTGTACGGATGACCAAACAAAAATGGCATTTTTGTTGGTGAAATAAGGAACTTGTCCGAACCATCACAGAACACCGACATTGTGTTGCGGTCAATGTCGTACCATTCCCAAACTTCTACATAGGCGTCATCTTTGTCTGTTGACATGCGTGGACGAAACTGGTCTTGTCCCCACTTTGAATAATGCGACGGCGCAGCTTCGTTGCGAGCCGACGCATTATAACGTTTGTCTTTTTTGACATCTTCCATCGGACGACGAGTACGTTGGGCAATCCAACGAATGTCATCCATTGATGTTGCGTCTGGGTCAACGTACATATCAAAAATGGAAACACGTTCCAAGAACGCTCTATCTTCTTTAATAATTAATTCTGACTCAATTGCTGCTTCTGGGCTAGGAGTGGTTAATTCATCGTATGATTCAAAGTTTGGTGTGTCGTCTTTTGCTTTTTCTTCTTCAACATAGCGATAACCAGTTTTAACCCAGCCGTGTCCGCAGATAAGAAAATCTTTTACGGCGCGACGAAACTGTTCTTGGCAACCATAATGTTGCCACCAATAGTTAATAATGGCTTCGGTAACAATTGCTTTATCCGCATCTTCGGGGCGTTTAGCATTAACCGCAATTTTTGGATGGTTAATAGATACAGCGGGCGAAATAACGTTGATGGTTGCAAACGCAATGTTTACCAATAACTGGTCTTCTTTAATATCGGTGCGATGATGTTTGCCCCGGTACAAGTCAATTAGACGACTCCACAGGTCGTCGTAGCGTTCTTCTGTTCGCCAACGGCGCGACTGCTCAAGCTTGTTGCGATACTTTGTTAACAGTTCTGTATTGGTTATCCGTGCCATTATTTTCCAACCTGTTTAATTTTAAGTTTTGATTGTTTTTCTTTATTGATTTTTTTTTCTTCGTTTTTGTGCAAAAAATCAGCATAGATTGTTGCGTCTGTTGAGTTTTTAAATTTTCCTAAATGTTTTCCAGTTGCATAATATTGATTTATTGCTTGTTTTTCATTTAATTTTTTTCCATCTGGGGAAAAAGTTGGTATTAAAATTTCCAAACCACTATCATCAGAAAAACTCATGCTTTTAATAGTGCTAATAGAACCATCAGGATTACGATAACGAACTTTCCAATTTTTTAAATTAATTGTTCCAGTTTTTACGGGAACTGGAATTGGCTCATTAGGGATTGGCATATATTATTCCTTTTTGCCTTCGTGCCACCCAATGTGTTTATCTAACTTACTACCGACCTTGTCAACCTTTGCGCCGATTGCATGCAAAAGTTCTCGACCCTCAGCATGTTGTTCAGAGTTTTCTTTACGCAGTTTGCTAAGTACCACCACTACTGGGCCCGTGATGACCGCAACAACAATCGGAACCCAGACTTCAGGCATGGCACTAAATCCAACGACTGCCAATTGGCTGAGGGTCCAATCCACCAGCTTTAGCGTCAGCTATCTGTTTATCTTGACGCTCTTTGATGGTTGGACCATGAAAATTGTCTTTACCGTAAGTAAAACCAAACCGAAGACTACCAACATGGCATTTAAAACAAATAGCACCCCTTCTGGGTAGTTCTGGTGCATAAAACTCGGTTGAACAGTCTTCGCAGGTTACTTTTAGCATCAATACAATCCTAAATCGTTACTTTCCTAATGTTGTTAGCCCCAATTTTCATTCTTTCAGGGCTTTGAGCCTTCGGAATGAATTGTTCAAACCAACCAAACGTATTCTTTTTTGGAATAATGTTTGGGCGGTATTCAGGCAGCCAAACATACTTCAACATCTGATTAGCAATAGCCAAAGACATAACACGGTCATCGTGTGGTGAACCGTGCATCTTGCCATTGCTTTGACGAATAAACGTACGCAGCTCGGCAACAGTAGATTTGCACATTAACCAAATAGCGGAATCACGAATGTTTGCGTTTAGTTCGTCAATGGCTAACGGTTTAGAAACCGACGTGGTTCGCCAACCCAGGGTTTCGCTAATAGTTGGATTGCGTTGACCCAAACGGCGTTGTCTATACATGTTTTTGTAGCCCACGCGTTGCAACCCTTTCAGGGTTGTCAACCCGTGGTTGTTTGACTCAACACCAATAAGACAATGGTTGTACCACCAACCCAAAGCATTCAATACTTCTTCACCAAAAATATCTGCATCAACATGACCATGCCAATGTGCTACCACAGCACCGGTCTCAACATTAATAACGTGCGCCGTGCTGTAGTCGCCGTGCCCCAAACCTTCAGCAACGTCAGCGCCAATCACATACACCTGCGATGGCTCTGGAAACTCCCACACGGCAAGTTCACCGCCGTCCTCACGGAACTCGTACATTCCTTTGCCCATAATTTTGTGCAAGTAACCGCGGCGAGGTTCTGCAACCTCGCACGCGCGTAAGGCTTCCAAATCAAACACGGGACGACCGGAACGAATAAATGCCTCATCAGGGTCGGACGGATATTCTTGTGCCATCTGCCAATCAGGCAAATCACGTTTCTTAGCTTCGTACCATGCTTCATCACGGTCGCCAGCAGACCACGGAAAAAAGATTCCCGTAAATCTGTTTGTGTTGGTTTGCGAAC